GCTAACAATATGACTGCTCAAGATGTCTCAGGATTAAGAAATTTAGGATAATATGCCAATACCTCAAACAATACGTGTAAATCCGTTAGATTTACAAAAGAATATTGCTATTGGGGTAAGCTTACCTTTTAATAAACCCTTTACTAGTACATATACTACTAAAGAACAAATTAAATCTAATTTAGTTAATTTACTACTAACCGATATAGGTGAAAGAGTAATGAATCCTAACTTTGGATGTAATTTAAAAAGATATTTGTTTGAAAATATAAACGATGTTAATTCTGAAAAGATTAAAAATGCTGTATTGAGTAGTGTAGGGTACTATGTTCCTGAAGTAACAATAACTAGTATTGCTGTAACTCCTAATACAGATTATAATTCAATAGATGTAAGTGTTGGTTATGTACTAAACATATCAAACACACCAGACGAAATAACAGTACAATTTAATTAATAATGGCTAGCGAAGACCAAAATATATCATACGTAAATAAATCGTTTACGGAATTTAAAGATCAGCTACAACAGTATGCTAAAACTTATTTTCCAACAACGTATAATGACTTTTCTGAATCTACCCCAGGTAATATGTTCATTGAAATGGCATCATATGTTGGTGATGTAATGTCATTTTATTTAGATACTCAAACTCAAGAAAATTTCTTATTATTTGCTAAGGAAAAAGAAAACTTATATGCACAAGCATATGTAATGGGTTATCGCCCTAAAGCTTCTTATGCTTCAAGCACCACAGTTGATGTTTATCAAATCGTTCCAACTACAACAAGTGCAAGTGTACTTGTACCTGATGTTAACACATATGGTTTATTGATACCATCAAATACAGTAATAACATCAATATCTACAGGTACTAAATTTATTACAACACAAGAAATTGACTTTACAAATACAGCCAGTGCTGAACTTACTTTTGTAAATAGTGGAAGTTATTTAATTAAAAAATCAGTACCTGCCATATCAGCTGAGTTAAAATCAACTACTATTAACTTTGCTCCAAATCAAAAGTTTGCAACTGCAAATATTACTGATACTAACATTTTACAAATATTAAATGTAACAGGTAGTGATGGAAATATTTGGTATGAAGTTCCTTATTTAGCTCAATCAACAATTTTCCAAAAAACAGCTAACACTGGTTCAAATCAAGATCAAGTACCTTATTTATTATCTTTACAAAAAGTTCCTAGACGTTTTGTTTCTAGAATTTTATCTGATAATACAATTCAATTAGAATTTGGAGCAGGTGTATCTGATAAATCTGATTCTCAAATTATACCAACGGCTGGTAATATTCAATCTGGTTCTGTACCTGGTATTTCATTAATAACTAATAATTACAATGAAGCTTCTACTTTCTTTACCCAAGAATATGGCTTAGTACCTTCAGGATCTTTAACAGTAAATTATTTAGTTGGTGGTGGTATTCAATCAAACGTTCCTGTTAGTGATTTAACTAATATAGATGTTTCTTCTATTACCTCAACTAAAAATGGATATGCAGGACCTTTATTTTCACAAATATTAAATAGTGTAGTTTCTACAAACACAAACCCTTCATTTGGTGGAAGAAATGGTGATACAACTGATGAAATTAGACAAAATGCATTATACGCTTATTCAACTCAATTAAGAGCTGTAACTAAAGATGATTATATTGTACGAGCATTAGCAATGCCTGCTGATTATGGTACTATATCTAAAGCTTATATTACTCAAGATTTTTATAATAACCCACAACAAACTGTATCTTATACACAAGGATATAATCCATTATCTTTAGATTTATATGTTTTATCATATAACAGTGATAAACAATTAGTTACAGGTTCTGCTTTACTAAAAAATAACCTAGCAACTTATATTAACCAGTATAGAATGGTTACTGATGCCATTAATGTTAAAGATGCTTACTATATTAATATTGGTATTAATTTTGATATAACTGTATTAAGTGGTTATTCTAACAAAGATGTTTTAACTTCTTGTATTTCAACTTTAAAAGATCACTTTAATATAGATAATTGGCAAATTAATCAACCAATAATACTATCAGAAATTACTTCTAAATTATTACAAATTAGAGGAGTACAATCTATAGTTAAAATTGAAGTAGTAAATAAACAAGGAGGAGATTATTCTCCATATGGATATGATATTGCTGGTGCTACTAGAAATGGTAATATTTATCCTTCGTTAGACCCTGCTATATTTGAAGTTAGATTTCCTAACACAGATATACAAGGTAGAGTAGTAGTAAGTTAAAAATTAAAGATATGAATTTAGAAAAATTAAAAGGACATATTCCTGATGCTGTAATAGCTCAAATCCCTGCGGTAATGGAAAAATTCCAAATCAATACTCCATTACGTTTAGCTCATTTCTTAGCTCAATGTGGTCACGAATCTGGTGGATTCCGTTTAACAAAAGAAAACTTAAATTATAGTGCAAAAGGTTTGATGGGTATATTCAAAAAATATTTTCCAACTGAAGCTCTAGCTAAACAATACGAGCGCAAACCAGAAAAAATCGCTAATAAAGTATATGGTGGTAGAATGGGTAACGGCCCTGAAGCATCTGGTGATGGTGCTAAGTATTGTGGTCGTGGTTATATCCAGTTAACTGGTAAAGATAACTATACTGCATTTGGTAAATCAATTAATGAAGACTTAACTAAAGACCCAACAGTAGTAGCAAGCAAATATGCACTGTTATCAGCTGCATGGTTCTTTAATAAGAATGGTTTACATAAAATAGCAGACGGCGGCGCAACTGACGCAGTTGTTACATCAATCACTAAACGTGTTAATGGTGGTACAATTGGTTTAGCTGATCGTATTAAGCATTTTAAAGAATATCACGCGTTACTTGCGTAAAATAGTTTGATGGTTGCTATATTTATATGTAGTAATTACTAACTATGGCAGTTTATAAAATATTCCCTGAGAAGACCTCTACCATATATTCATTTTACCCAACGCTAAACACGGGTATTGATGAAATATTAGAAATAAGTACATATGAATCTATTAATGATACAAACGAAGTATCTCGTGCGTTAATTAAATTCCCTACATCCGAGATTAATCTTGCTATGGGATTAGTTAGTTCAAGTGCTTTTGCTGCTTCTTTAAATTTATTTGTAGCAGAAGCTGCATCTCTTCCAACAACGTTTACTTTAGAAGCTCGTGCTTTATCTCAAGATTGGAATCATGGCACTGGTAGATTAGGTAATGTTCCTATAACTACAAACGGTGTTAGCTGGAAATTTAGAAACGAACTTGATATTAATCTTTGGCAAACATCTAGCTTCACAACAGGTACTACAGGATCATACGATGCAAACGGAAATGCTGGTGGTGGTAACTGGTGGACTTCTTCTGCATTTCTTGCTACACAAAATTTTGGTTCTGAAGTAGTTGCTAAAGATACTAATTTTACTGTAACTCAAACAGTAGATGCATGGCATAACAATGTTATACCAAACTACGGTTTTATATTAAAACATTCTTCATCTATAGAGTTTACATCTGCTTCTAAGTTTGAATTAAAATACTTCTCAGGACATACTCATACTATTTATCCTCCATGTTTAGAAATAAAATGGAATGATACCTCATATTCTACAGGTTCATTAAGCGTAGTTACATCTAGTTATTTTACAGCTGTTATAAACAACAATAAAGCTGAATATCAACAAGATTCAGTTCAGAAATTTAGAGTAGCTGTTAGAGATTTATATCCACCAACTACATTTAGAACATCTTTAAGTTTTGCAAATCAAAAATGTTTACCTGTTACTTCATATTGGTCAATAAAAGATTTGGATACTGAAGAAATTGTCGTAGATTACAATTATGCATATACTAAAATAGGATGTGATTCAACAAGTAACTACTTTACAGTATATATGAATGGATTGGAACCTGAACGTTACTACAAAATTCTTCTTAAAACAGTATTTTCTAGTGGAGAAACTGTAGTAATGGATAAAGATTACATTTTTAAAGTTATAAGATAATGTCTCAAATACCAGTACAAAAAACTGTATTTAATAAGGATACTTATGGTCGAGTAATTGATACTCAATTTAGCCAAT